CAGGCTTATCAAAGAGCTATTGAAACGTACGCGATCGAACAACAAGGTCGTAGACGCAGAGGCGAATATGAAGATGGTGTTATTCGTACTCCACTTAAATCAGTTAACCCATCACAATAGGAGATAAAATATGGCAAATATAGTACCTGACTCGTTTAAAACTGGATTGTTCAAAGGAACATTCAACTTCGATACTTCTGGTAACGGAGGAAACGCTTTTAAACTTGCTTTGTATACTAGTATCTCTTCTTACAGCGCGTCGACAACAGTTTATTTAGCTGGAACAAGTAATGGTGAAGTTAGTTCTTCAGGAACAAACTATACAGCTGGTGGAAATGCTCTAACTAATTCTGGTGTAAGTGTTTCATCAAACATAGCTTTTATAGATTTTTCTGACTTAACTTTTTCATCTGTTACGTTGACTGCTGCGGGAGCTGCTATTTACAAAACAACTGGCGGAGGAAACGAGCTAGTAATGGTGTTGGATTTTGGAGGAAATAAAACTGCAACTAACGGAGACTTTGTTGTTCAATTCCCTACAAACGATTCATCAAACGCGATATTAAGAATCGGTAACGCGTAATAGTAAAGGATTAAAGAATGGCTTTTGTACTTAACGATAGAGTTAAACAGACTAGTACTACGACTGGTACAGGTACATTTAGTTTAACAGGAACTGAAACAGGTTTCGAAACTTTTGTAACTGGTATTGGTGATACTAATAGTACGTTCTACGCTATAGCAAATGATGGAACTTCTGAATTTGAAGTCGGTATTGGAACAGTAACTGATGCAGGTACTGATACACTTTCTAGAGATACCGTTATCTCCTCTTCTAACTCAGATAACAAAGTTGATTTTAGCGCCGGAACAAAAACTGTTTTCTGTACATACCCTGCAAAAAGAGCACCATCTGCAGCGATGACAGCAACAACTTATGTAACAACACATTCAGCAACAATATCTGATACACAAACAATGGACTCTGGAGTTTTAGCAGGGCCAGTAACAGTATCAGGTAATGTTACGGTAACAGGGACGTTGGTAATTATATAATGAGTCAAATAGAAGTAGATAAAATAATACCTCAATCTGGAACAGCATTACAAGCTGGTGAGAATGGTGATACGATTACAGTACCAGCAGGTGCTACTTTAAATTTAACAAACGCTACAGTTACATATCCAGATGGTTCTGTACAAAACGTAGACCTTGCAAACTCTTCTATTACAATAAATGGATCAGCTGTATCTTTAGGTGGATCTGTTACTATTGGTGAAACTAAACCAACCATATCAGCTATTAACCCAAGCGTAATTGAAAATACACAAACAGCTGTAACTATAACAGGAACAAACTTTGTATCTGTTCCTACAGTTGAAGCGATTAGTACAACAGGTGCAATTACAAGAGCAGACACAGTTTCTTTCACAAGTTCAACAACAATTGTAGCTAATTTTACTTTAGCTACAGATGGAACTTATTTTATCAGAGTTGAGAATAATGATGGTAATGCGGTAAGATCATCTTCTGCATTATTAACAGTTTCAGACGCTCCAGCGTGGACTACAGCTGCTGGATCTTTAGGATCAAACGCTGCAGGATCTTCAATTTCGTATACAGTAGCAGCAACAAACGCTACGACTTTTGGAGTACAATCAGGAACATTACCTGGAGGAACATCTTTAAATACCTCATCAGGTGTGATATCAGGTACAGAGAGTGGTGCAACTTCAGAGACTACATATAGTTTTACCATTCGAGCAACTGATGCTGAAGGTCAAACGGCTGACAGAGCTTTCAGTATAACAATAACAGTAGGAATTAATAATTCAGGACAATTTAACTAGGATAATATTATGGCATCAACAAGAATATATAGAACAGCAGGAACACCAACTAGCACTAAAAAATTTACTGTATCTTTTTGGATGAAAAAATCAGGACAAGGAGAAGATCAATTTGTATTTAATACTACCACAGATGCTAGCAATAGATCACAAGTGGAGTTTAATACTGATGATCAAATGAATTTTATATGTACAGTGAGTGGAACACAAATTGCTAGATTAAGAACAACTAGAAAATTTAGAGATCCATCAGCTTGGTATCATATAGTAGCAGTTTTAGATACAACAGAATCAACAAACACTGACAGAATAAAACTTTATATTAATGGTGAAAGAGAATTAGCAGCAGACAATGGTTTTGCTAGTGAAACTTATCCATCTCAAGATGCAGATGCAAATGTATCAGGAACACATACTGTGGGGTCTTATTATAATGGTAGTAGTGCAAGTAATTATTTTAATGGAACTTTAAGTCATGTTCATTTTACAGATGGTTATGCTTACCAAGCATCAACTTTTGGTGAAACAGATTCTACATCAGGAATATGGAAACCAAAAACTGCACCATCAGTAACTTATGGAACTAATGGTTTCTTTTTGAAATTTGAAAACTCAGGTAATTTAGATTTAGATAGTAGTGGCAATAACTTATCATTTACAACATCAGGAACACTAACTCAAAATGTAGATACTCCGTCAAATAACTATACTACTTGGAATAATATATCTAAAAGAGAAACTGCTACTAATGGAGCTCTTCAAATTCATCCTGCAGGAGATGCTTCTTATAGTTATTCTGTATCAACATTAGGTGCATCACAAGGAAAATGGTATTTTGAATTTAAAAGTAATGCTGGAAATGGTAGAGCTTTGATAGGTATGGTAAAGTCTGACTATGCTCCAGAACAAATTGGTGATAATGAAGAACCAGGTGGAAATGCTCATTCATTTGCTTACAGACAAAATCAAGGTGATATTCAACTAAATAATTCAACATCTAGCTATGGTACTCAAGTCACTTGGACAGTTGATGGTGGTATTTTAATGATGGCAGTTGACTTAGATAATAACAAAGTTTGGTATGGTGTTGATGGCACATGGCAAAACTCAGGCGATCCATCAAATGGAACAAACGGATTTGATTGGTCAGCAGTAAGAACTGCTGATGAACCTTATTTATGTTTAGTTGGTGATGATAGCTCAAGTGCATATGGAAATACACAAGCTAATTTTGGTTCAGGATTTTTTGGTACAACTGCTGTAGCTTCAGCTAATGCAGATGCTAATGGTCATGGAATATTTGAATATACTGTACCTACAGGTTTTTATACGTTAAATACTAAAAATATAAAGGAGTTTGGATAATGGCTTATATAACTTTTCAACCATCAGATTATTTTAATACTGTTACTTACACAGGTAACGGTTCGGCAGGAAACGGTATTACAGGTGTTGGTTTTCAACCTGATTGGGTTTGGATTAAACGTAGAGAGAGTGGAGCTCACAATTTAGTTGATGTCGTAAGAGGAGTAAACAATGCTATAGCATCAGATAGTGATGGTGGACAAGGTGCTTACTCCAATAATTTATCTGCTTTTGGTACAGATGGTTTTACATTAGGTGATGGAAGTTTAGTAAATGCAAACGCTGGAACTTATGTAGCTTGGAACTGGAAAACACAAAATGCTCAAGGCTCATCAAACACAGATGGAACTATCAACACTACTTATACTTCTGTAAATACAACTGCTGGTATTTCAATATCTCAATATACAGGTAATGGTTCAAACTCAACTTTTGGTCATGGACTGGGAGCAGTTCCAAAATTAGTTATGGTAAAAGATATAGGGACATCTGTAGATTGGCTTGTTTATCATTCAGCTTTAGGAAATACAAAAAACTTAAGACTTAATACAAATGAACAAGTGGATACTAGCAGCACGATTTGGAATAACACAACACCAACCTCTTCTGTAGTTAGCGTTGGCACAGCTAGTGCAGTAAATGGAAATGGTAATAATTACATAGCTTATTGTTTTGCAGAAAAAAAAGGATTTTCAAAATTTGGTTCATATAAAGGAAATAATAATTCTGATGGTGTATTTATTTACACTGGTTTTAAACCAGCTTTTATTATGTGTAGATTTACTGGTACAGGTAATGGTTATGACTGGATTATGTATGATAATAAAAGACCAAAATCTACAAATCCAACACCTAACATATTAGAAGCAAATACAACCGATGCAGAAAATACAAATTCTAATTTTAATTGTGATATTTTAAGTAACGGTTTTAAATTTAGAGGAACTGAAAGTAATGTTAATGGTGCTTCAAATTATTTATATTGGGCATTTGCAGAAGAACCTTTAGTATCATCTAATAACATTCCAGCTACGGCAAGATAATTATGAGTGAAGTAAAAGTAAATAAAGTAAGTCCACGATCCGGAACAGGAGTTCAACTAGGAGATGCAGGCGATACAATAACTGTACCAAATAGTGCAAACTTAACAGTCGGTGGTACACTTACTGCAACAACAGGCGGTGGTATTGCAAACGCTGCTTTAGCAAACTCAGCAATTACAATTAATGGCTCTG